TGCAGCTCACTTTCAATAGCAAAGCCGAAGCGAAAGCCGAAGCGAAACGCCGGGGCTTGAAAGCCTGGAACTACTAAACCAACCGGCCGGGCGCAAAGCCCGGCCAACAACCAAAGGACCAACGACATGACCGATACAGAAACCCTTGAAGCCTACGCGATGCAGCATTACGAAGCCGGCGGGCATTGGATTGTAGAGACATTCGGGCCGGCCGATTATCAGGCGATTGTTGACGCGGCCGGCGGCAACATGGCAAAAGCAAAAGCAGCGCTGAAACGCGAATGGCTTTTTTTAGTGGCGCAAGAGCGCGAGTGCAGCGATTATTAAACCAACCTAAGGACCGACAACATGCAACGCAACATTTTCACCCGACGCGGCCGTTTAATGCTCGCTATCGTCAACACGGCCGGCGCGCTATTTTTTGTGGCGTGCTTGCTAGTGCTCATGCTGGCTTATTTTGATGTACTGGTGAAATAACATGAAAAACTTTTTAGGCTATATCGCATATAAGGGTCCGTCAATGATCGACGGCGCGCCTATTGT